CGTTGGGTACGACGGGTGGGGCGGGTTTCTCTTCGCCGCGGTAGGAGAAGAGGCGGACCTCGTTGATGATGAGGGGGGCGGAGACGGAGGGGGATCGGTTGAGGATGGCGACCCAGACCCGGTTCTGCCCCTTCTTGTAGGAAACCTCAAATGGGACTTCGATCATCACCTCCTTCTTCCCGGCGCCGACGGGGGCGAGCTGCGTCTTCTTCGGCCAGTGCAGGCCGGTACGCTGCAACCCGATAGCCGGGGGCCCCTGCCTCCATCCGAGACTGACCCAGGCGGGGACGTCACCCAGGTTCGTGATCATCAGGGTCGCCCGGTAGTTCCCCTCGGGGATGTCGTAGGGGCCGACCGTGACGAGCATGTCGTTGTTGTCGCCGGCGACACCGCGATAGCGGAGGCCCGACTCGACGAGCCTCCACCCTTTGCCGAACTGGACAGCCCTGCGCCACTCCTTCTTGATCAGCTCAGGCATGTCAGAAGCTCCTCGACGCTCTCAGCCCGACATAGCCGCCAGACCGTTTGACGGCGTACGCGCCAGCCGGGTCTGGCCAGATGGCGAAGCCCCGGGGAGAGAGGTCGAGCCCCTTGGAAGCGTCATCCCCGGGCTCGTCCCACCCGCCAGGGGCGACAAACCTGGCCGTCACGGCGGCGCAGTCGATGCGGACGTTCTTGTTCTCCGGGACGGTGCCGGACCAGGAGATCCACGACCCAGACACGACATCGGTGACCTTCAGGACCGTACCCGTGTAGGCAGTCGCAAGGAGGACGGCGTCGGTGATGGGCCTGCTTCCCCCGTCGATCGGAGTGAGCAGGTTGGAGTCCATCGTCTTGACGGCGGCGTCCTTCCAGATCCCGGAGAGGGACTCGAAGATGACGGCGGTCTCGTAAATGAGGCCCCCGTAGTGGAAGGAGGGGTCGCTGATGCCGGAGACACGGACCTTGGTGGTGCGCTCGGTCATGCCCTCCGGCTTGTAGCCGAGGGTCATGAGCGTGGGCGAATGCAGGATCGTCATGAGAGCCTGCCAGTTGTCCTCCAGGGCTGCCCTCCCGCCCCCCAGGACCCCGTCATGGGCGTCCGTGACCATGAGGGAGACCGTCACCTTGAAAGTCCCCCAGGAGGCCGTAGAAGCGGGCAGGACGCCGTTCCGCAGCGGCACCTCCACGGACGCGTTCCTGGGTGCGGCGACGCCGGGGACGTGAGTCCCCTTCATGACGAACCAACGGCCCTTGGCGTCCTCAAGATCAACACCGTTGAGCGTGTACTCGGATGCCACGCTTCCCCCTCATTCTCAGATGGCGCCGGCCAGCCGGATCCCCTCGGCCACCTCGTCACGCTCCTCGGCCTCTTCCTTGGCCACAGGATAGTGGTTGACGATGTTCACCTGCTTCCACTCGGGCGCGTCGAACTCGGGGCTGTTGAGCCACGCGTCGTTCAGGGAGGCGGCCTCGGCGCGCATAGTCTGACGCAGCTTCGAGAAGTCCGGGGCCACGTCCATGTTGGTGGTCAGTCCGTTCAGGCTCTTCCGTACGTCATCGTAGGAGGACTCCATGCCGTTGATGAAACCCTGGATGACGAGGACACCGGCCCCGTAGAGGATGCGGCGGTCCTTCGGGGCGGGTCCTTTCCAGCTCGGGAGCATGTTCGTGAGGGAACCCAGCCACGACTTCACGTTGTCGTACATGGACTTGATGCCGTTGATGAAACCCTGGATGAGGTTCACGCCGGCCTGATAGAGGATGTTTCCGACGTTCCGGAAGACGTTCACTGCCGCGTCGAAGACCCGGCGGGCAGCATCGGCGACCCAGCCCACGGCCCCGTGGAAAGCGTTCGCGATGGCTCGGCACGCCTCAGACGCGAAGTTCCGAAGGGGCTCGGGGAGCGACTGCCAGACCTGTACGACAGCGTCCTTGATCGTCTGCCAGGCGCCCGAGATGAGGCTCACTGCACCGTGGAAGATGCTGACCACCGTATCCACAATGAGGCGCCCCGTCTGGGCCATGGCGGGCCCCATCATACTGAAGGTGCGCCCAACACCATCGACGATCTGGGTGGCGATTTCAAGGAGGCGGACGTGGGCGTCGAGGAAGTGGCGGCCCATGTCCGCGAGGCCGCGCTGCACCGGCTCCGGGAGAAGACGGATGAACCCGTTGAAGATGCCCGCAGCGGTACTGCGGAACGTCTGGGCCAGGCCGCAGAAGCCGTCCCACGCCAACTGGGCGTTCTGGGTGATCTCCTCCCAGATGTTCGAGAAGAGCTCCTTGACACCCGACCAGGCCATGGACCAGTCACCGGTCATGAGACCGGTGAGAATCTTGAAGACCGACCCCAGGTTCGTCAGCCCGAAGGATAGAATGTTCCCCATGATGCCCCAGAAGGCATTCCACGCATCACTGAGGCCGGACCAGATTCCGTTCCAGTACGCCGCGAACCCGTCCCAGAACTGCATGATCCTGTCGAAGACCGGCTTGCCAACCTGCTCCCAGTACATCTGGACGTTCGTCCACAGGTAGTTCCAGGCGGGGAGGAACTCGCCGTTCCACCAGTCGAGGAGCACCTGGAACTGGCTGGCGATCCACTCGCCGATCCCGACCATGGTGTTCCGGAATCCTTCGCTGGTGTTCCACAGGTAAAGGAACCCGGCCGCGAGGGCGGCGATGGCGACGACAGCAACAGCGACCCATCCGGCCGACCCACCAAGAACAGCGGCGATCCCCTCAAGAGCCGTGACGATCTCAGAGACGATGCTCATACCCTTGAAGGCTGCGGCGACACCGCCGATACCGACGACAACCGCCGCAAGAACCGCCGGATCCATGGCCGCGATCCAATCGATGATCTTGGTGAGCCACGGGGAGACGGTCTGAATGGCTTGGACCAGGGCTGTGCCGATGATCTCGACGACCGGCTTGAGGGCGTCGAGGAGTTTCACGAGCGACGGGCCGAGCTCGCGAATCGCCGTGGCGAGGACCTCACCGACGATGTGAGCCAGCGTCCCGGCGAAGGACGTGATCGCCCCGAAGATCTCCCCCATCTGGGGGGCCACCGCCTGGAGGGACTTGACCGCGCTGAGGATGCCATTAAAGAAGTCGATGACACCCTTGGTGGCACCCTCCGTGCTGAAGGCGACGGCCAGGGTGGCGGCAACCCTGCCGATGACCTCACCAGCGATCTCCATGGCCTGACGGATTGTGTTCGAGATCCGGACCATGAGAGGCCCGAGCCCCTCCAACTGGGCACGGAAGTTATCCATACCCTGTAAGGCGCCGGAGAACAGGTCAGTGAGAATCTGCCTGCCCTCCAGAGACTTGAGCGCGTTCTCGATGGCCCTGGTCCGCTCAACCGCGTAGTCGAGGGTGAACCCGGCATCCTCCGCCGCCTTCGCGAACGACTTCATGATGCCGACGAGGGACATGATGATGTCCCAGAGCTTCTTGGCCGCGTCGATGGCCCGCTCGATGGCCGACTCGATGCTGCCGTTGCTCGCCCCGGCCTCGGCCCAGTTCGCGAATTTGTCCGCGATCTTGTTGAACCACTCGGCGAGCCTGGGAAGATACTGGGATCCGACGGACCCGAGGTGGATGATACCCTCGGCCATTCTGCCGATCCCCGTCGAGGCGACCTCGGTGGCGAGGCGGGTGTTCTCGATCGACTTGGCGATGGCGTCGAGGACGGACTGCTTATTGACGGTCGCGGCGATGGCCTCGACCCACCCGCCCTGGGCTCGGGCCACACCGGCCAGGCCGTCCTGGAGGACGGGGAGGAGGTTGTTCGCCATCTCCCGCATGGGCGCCTCGGCCCGCTCCCAGAAGGCGTTGGAGACAGACTTCTGGAGGTCCTTGAACCCATCGACGACGTCGGGCAGACGGTCCTGGAAGTCCTTCAAGGACATGACGAGGGTGGCGACGCCGGTGGCGGCGGCGATCGCAGCCCCGGGGACGGCGTACAGGGCCGGCGCCATGCGGACCAGGGCGGTGGCGACTGCGGTGACATGTCCGACCGCGCTACCGGCTGCGGACCCTATAGTCAGGAGCCCGGATGCGACGATCCCGGCTTTCAGGGACGTCTCGTCGAGGTGGGCGATGAGGTTCTTGAGGTCCCTGGTGTAGTTCGACAGGGCCCGCCCACCGGACAACGCCCCCAGCGTGCTGAGCGCCACAGCAGCGGCGCGACTATCGACAACCGGCTTGAGGTTGACGATCCTGTCCCTGGTCAGGACCGCCATCCCCGCCGTTGCCTTGCCCTTGTCGAGATCCACGTTGACGGTGACGTCCGCGTCGAGCTTCTTGATCTCGTGCTTGAGCCGCCGCTTGGACGCCTCACTGAGGTGGGCGTGAGCCTCGATGTCGTCCATGGCGTGCTGGAGCTGGGCCTTGAGGGCCCGCACCCTACCGGCGTCCATCTCCGGGTGGAGCTTGATGTCCCGGCCGATGTCGGCGATGCGCTCACGGATCCTGGCCTCGTCACCGGCGCGGAGTGTGGCGCCGATCCGCAGGTCGGTCTTCAGGTTGTTGATCCGGTTGCGGATCTCGGCCAGGTCGTGGGCGGAGATGTTCGGCTTGAGGTCGATGTCCCGTTCGAGGCGGGCGATCTCCTGGAGGGCCTTCTGCCTGGAGGCCTCGTCGATGTCGATGGACGCCCGGATGTGGGCGCGCATCTCGTCGAGCTTGCGGCCGATGTCGGCGATAGCGTGGTCGTCGATACGGACGTTCCCACGGATAGTGACCGACCGGTCATTAAGGGCGGCCTGGGCCCGGTGGAGAGCGCCCTGGTCAACATCCACGTGAGCGTGGATTGTCGGCCGCATGCGCTCAACGCGCTCCCGGGCCGCGGCGAGGGAGCTCTTGTCCACCTCAACCTCGGCCCGGAACTCGACCGCGATGTCCTTGGTCTCCGCGGCAACGCGGCGGAGCTTCCTCTCCAGTTCCTGCTTGAACCCGTCAAGGTCGGGAATGACCTTGACGCCGAGTTTCCCGAGGACGCCTCCCGCCACGTTCGCCCCTTCCTCAGCCGATCATAGCCGCGTAGGCGGCCATTCCCTTTGCATCATCTGCTCGGATTATACGTTTGGTTCCGCTTTCGGCCGGGCGCGGGAACATCTCCTCGTTCTTGAGGGTGGCGCGCCTCTGACTGGCCGCCTTAGTGAGGAGCGTGACCTTGTCGATGAGGGCGGCGAGGTGGAGTTCGGTGATGGAGTAGCCGAACCATTTCTCGTCTCCGAGTGCTTTGGCCCTGGTCAGTGACCGGGGCTCCCATGGAAGCCGCCGGATGAGGGATTCGATGACCTCGGTGCGGAGGCCGCTCCCCCACGTGAATCCGTAGAGCGCGTGGAGGTCCGCCTCCGCATCCGGGTTGTCATCGAGGTATTCCCTCAGTCGTCGGCGGCGAAGAATTCCCCCAGGTAGGCCGTCCCGAGCTCGACCGTGTGCATGACGCCACGGGCCTGGGCGAGGGTGCGCCACCCGTCGAGGTCGGTGACGTACTTCTCCTCGAGGAGACGCAGGAGACCGGCAAGACCGGAGAGGTTCTCCGCGGAGAGCGCGCCGAGGCTCTTCTGCTCCCCGTCGTCATCGCTGAGGAACGAGGAAGCGGCGACCGTGATCTCCATGACCTCCGAGGGCAGGAGTGTCGCGGGGTCGCGGAGGAACTCGTGGCCCTCGATCTCGGAGAACTTCCGGGCCTCGGGCTTCTCCTCGACGGCGGCGTCGGCCTTCTTGGTATCCATGTGTGCCTGTCCGTGGGGTAGTTCGAGCGGGTGGGTTCCCTCCCCCCGTGGTCACCCCACTCGTATGCCCAAGGGGGGAGGGAGACTAGGCGGCCGTCACTGGGTGACGGTGAAATCCTTCATGGTGGAGGAGCCCTTGCCGTTGATGACCGCGACACCCTGGTTTCCAGCGTTGGGCGGGACCGTCGCCGTGATCTTCGTAGCGGAGACGACCGTGAACTGGGCCGCCTTCCAGCCGACGGAGACCGTGTGGGTGCCCAGGAAGTTGGTGCCCTCGATGGTGATCATGGTGCCGGCCTTACCGGTGTTCGGGGTGATCGTCGTGATCGTCGGGACGCCAGCGGACTTGCCGGTGGGCTTGCGGGGCTCGAAGAACGTGTACTTCTTCTTCCCGGACAGGGGGGTCAGGAGGGTGGCGGAGAGCTTGACCTCGGTGAACTCCTCGTCGGAGAAGGCGGGGAGCGTGCCGCCGACGGAGCAGCGGCGGTAGAGGTGGGCGGAGACCGCACCGTCGGACTCGACGATGATCAGGAAGGACTTCTCCTGAGTGCCGTCCAGCTCGATGTCCCACGCCTTAGCGGCCTGGTCGTAGGTGGATCCCGGGAACGCGACCTTGAACGTGTCCTCGGACAGGTTGACCGAGTTGATCGTGAGCGTGTTCTTGATGGCCTCACGAGTGGACTTGACAGCCCGACGGTCCCACGTATCCTTGGTGGTCGTGTCACCGCCGTCGGTGTCGTTCTCGATCATGTTCTTCTTGGACGTGTCGCCAAGCCACGTCCAACCCTGGGCCTCCAGGGTGGTGCCGTCACCGAACGTGTAGTCCCCGAGGTCCGGGGGATTGGTGTCCGGGTTGGCGTAGTAGACGTGCCCGGTACCGGCGATCTCCAGTGCGACGCCAGCGGTGTTAGCCATCTGTGCTCCTTCGAACTGCGATGATCTCAGCGATCATATTGAACTCATTGATGTCTGCCGTGGTCTGAGCGTCGTAGATGAGGACTGGCGGCTGGGTGATGTCCAGGGCTGCTAGTCCGCCTTCCGTTGTTCGTTCTCCGGCTCTCCTAAAGTCTAGAAGACCCTGCATGAACTCGACGGCGGCGTCTTCGCAGTCGTCCGCTTGGATGTCTTCGAAGACCCACCGGACGCGGATTCTCGTGGCGGCGGGCGTCGGCCCGTCAACGAGTTCCGTTCCGATTGGTTGGACGGAGACGAACGGGTACCGTTGGTAGTCGTCAACGTCGCCGCGCAGGTCAACGGTGAGGTTCGCCGCGCGGCCTTTGGCGTACTTCTTGATGACGTCGCGGGTGAGGGCGATGACGAAGGAGGCGGGGCGTACGATCGAGTACTCCATCAGTACCCCCCGTGCCTTGCAACGACCTTGCGGAACACTCCGATGCCCTTGACCCACTTGCGGCCGGACGAGCCGCGGGGCCCGACGAAGTGACCGAACTCCGTGTGCCACGAGTAGTTGACGCCGGTCGTCTCGATGTGGTAGTCCACCTTCTCCTGGTGGAGGTGGATGGAGCTTTCGAGGAGGCCGGAGTCGATGTGCTTGGCGGCTTCGGCTTTGATCTCGGCGAAGATCTTGGTGGCGTACGCCCGGAACTGGGGTTTCCGGGAGGCGACTTCAGCGATGGTCTCACGCTGCTCTCGGCCGACTCGGATCTGCTTGATGTCAGCCCCGTCCCGGTGAACGAGCTTCGCCATTACTTGGCCTCCGAGTAGAGGCGGTCGCAGCGGACTTTGAAGTGGGCGGTCATGGGCGAGGCGCCGAACTTGTTGGCGGATCCCGCCTGCTGGAACTCCCACCCGTCCATGCCCGGGGGGCCGACCATGATGGTGATGTAGGAGTGGTCGGAGCCGGGCCACCGCTCCGGGGGGCAGCCGATGACATTGACGGTGCTCTCGTCGTCGAGGGCTTTCAGGCCGGTGCGGGTCTCGGCCGCCTTGAGGGCGTTGCCGGCGGCGGGCTGGACGAGGACGCGGTCGAGGACGTATTCCTTGTCCTTGATGTACCTGCGTCCGGTGCGGCCGTCTTCGACGCGGACTGTGGTGACCTTGACGGTGTGGGGTCCGTTCTCCAGGAACCTGCCTTTGGGGCGGCGGACTCGTTTCACCATAGGATGTCGTCCTCGTCGAGGATCTCGGTTCCGAGCACCTCATAGTCTTTGTCGATCAGGGCCCTGTTGGTGCGCGTCTTAAGGTAGCCGTCACCGGTGAAGTTCAGGGTCCCGTATGGGCCTTCAACCCCGCCGAGGATCAGCCACTCGGCATCCGTGATCTCCAACAGCCCGGACGCGACGGCCGAGTTCACCGAGTACGTGTACGTACCCTCGGTCTCGTACTTGTACAGGCCCCCGCCCGGGGCCCGCAGGAGCCGGGCCACCGCCTCGGACTCGACGCGGACCAGGATGATCCGGTAATGCTCGTCCTGAGTAGCTCTGGCGATAACGTCGGGGATCCGAGTGATGATGAGTGCCTCGACGTAGTCGAGGGCCGCCTGCACGTACTTGGCCTCGTCCTCCTCCAAGTCGCGCAGGAGGGCAGCGGCAACGTCAGCGGGTGTCGCTTGTGTCATCACTGCCCTCCTGTTCGACGGTTACTCCCTTGTGGGGAGTCGATCACTTGGAGTTGTACTTCACGAACGCCTTGGTGTCGCGGACGACCCAGCCGAACTGGGCCTCCGCGAGGATCGCGCCGAGGTTGCGGTCGAACAGGTCGATGCCGCCGGCCCGCTCGCTGGCGCGACGGTAGGTGATCTGGTTGACGTAGCCCAGGCGGATGTTGTCCTTGAAGTCGCCGCCGAAGCCGAGGAGCTTCTCGACACCGGTCTTGGCCTTCTCGTAGCCGGAGACGGAGCGGTGCCAGGCGGCGGGCAGGCCGAGGACCGTAGTGAACTGGTCGGCCAGGTTCGTGGAGGCCTGGTACAGGGGGCGACCCTGGCCGTCCAGGGCGTTGACCAGCGAGGACCGGAACTTCGGGGCGAACAGGAAGTGGTTGAAGTCGAACTCGTGCTCGTCCACGACGTCGAGAACGACGGCGTCGTAACCGGCGGTAAGCTGCTTGCCGATGTAACCAGCCTTCTCCTGGGCCAGGTCGATCTCGATGGCCTTCGTGGTGTCGCGCAGCGCCTCCTTGCCGGTGATCTTGGTGCCGGTGTTGGCGTCAACGCCGTGGATGACGGCCATGTCAACGGACCGGGCGATCGCCTCGGCGAGGAAGCCCTGGATGCGGGAGTACTCGCCGAGCGGGTCCGCCTGGGCGGTCTCCATCGAGTACAGGATCATGGTCGCGACCTTGATCGGAGTCACGGTCTTGACCTTGGTGGCCATCGTGGTGACAGGCTTGGTCTCACCCTCGGCGACGACACCGGCGGTCGCCTGACCGACCGGGATCGGGATCGCGTCACCATTCAGGGACAACGGGACAGCGCCCGCGAGCGTCTGGATGATGGACCCCTTCTTCGCGGTGTCCCAGATGTTCTGGACTACCGTCTTGGGGAACGCATCGGAGTTGCCGACGTTGGTGTCGAGAATCTTCCTGATGGTCTCGATCTTGGCCTCGTTGTCAGCCATTCTCGCCTCTTCCTAGTCGTGGAAAACGAATCAGACGCCCAACAGGGCCCTGGCGAATTCCATTGTCTCAGTTTCCTCGATGTCAGGTGATGCATCGACGGCCGGGTCCCGGGGGACAGCGGCGGACTCGTCACTGGATTCCCGGAGTGCGTTGAGGAGTTCGACCTTCGCCTGCCAGGAGTCCTGGTCGTCTCCGAGCAGGGGAGCGTACTTGGCGGCGAGACCCGCGTCGGTCACCGCCTTGGCACGAGCCTCGTCGAGAGCGCGGGAAGCGAGAGCCTTCTCGGCCTCTTCGAGACGGGCCTTGAGAGCGGCGTACTCCTCAGCGGTCGGAGCCTCCTCCGGCTCGGCGTTCTCGGCCGGAGC